AGGATTATGAAACACGTACTAATTATATTCTGCGCCTTATTTTTGATGGGAGAATTGATTTTCCCGGTAAAGGCTTTAAACTCTCCCAATGTCGATGAGATTGAGGAGATGTTGAAAAATGTCGAGAGCAACATGAAAATGGCCTCTGAAGTTACATCTGTCGCTAAAAAGCAAGGGGAGAAATTGGTAGAAACAAAAGTTGTAGAAAAGGCAGAGTTAAAAGAAGCGGTAGTAAACGCTGAGGCTAAAGTAGAAATCATGGAAAAAAAGAACGAAGTTTTCGTACAGCGCATGGTGGAAATTGGCTTAGATACAACTACTGCCCCGGCAGAAGAGGCCAAGTTAGCGGGACCGCTCTATGATGATTGGTTAGCGTACAGAAAGAATGGTGGACAATCAGATTTCGAGTACTACCGTTTGTACAAAAAATAATTTGTAAATTGAATTCAAAGTTATATTTTTGATATATGAAAAAATTAATTGGATTTATTAGCGGAATGTTTACTGACGAAAAGGGTAAACCATCGTCTAAAAGATTCGTAGGAATCGTTGCTGGTTTGATGTTGTGCGTCACCATGTATGAAAACTCATTTACTGAAGCTCACTTTGCTCCTGCTGAATCATTGGTAAACGCTGTTGCTGCTTTGGCATTCGGTTGTTTGGGTTTGGCTAGTGCTGACAAATTCTTCGGTAAGAAGTCTGATGGCGAAGGATAATCCCATACCGAAGACTACAAAAGGCAAAAGTGCCAACTACCTTCCTACAAAAAAGGGGGCTGGTATGACGGCAAAGGGCGTAGCAGCCTATAAAAAAGCAAATCCTGGCTCTAAATTAAAAACAGCAGTGACTGGCGAGGTAAAGGCAGGGAGTAAAGATGCAAAAAGACGCAAGTCTTATTGTGCTCGTAGTGCAGGGCAGATGAAAGATTTTCCCAAGGCGGCCTCAGATCCTAATTCAAGACTGAGACAGGCCCGTAAAAGATGGAAGTGTTAATATGTTTAATTGTAATTTTGTAGCTAAGAAGCTAGAGCAAAACAATAAAAAAACCAAACCAATAGGTAAGGTAAAAGTATCAAAAAACAAACCAAAGAAATGAAACCTATAAAATCTATGATGAAAAGTACCACTAAAGTTACTGCATCAAAAACAACAAAACCCCCAGTAAATGTAGCGAAGACACAAAAGAAAATTGATAAACTTATGAGCAAACCAAAATCAAAAACTAAGGTAGGTAATGCAGTAAGAACAATTAGAACTATGTCACTACGCAGTAAGATAGAAAAATAACTTACAAAGTATGAAAAAGGCCGCAAAAAAACAACCTAAACCAAAGCCATATGTAGGACCTGTGTGGAAGGCCCCAAGTCGTATTACATCTGGCAGTAAAATAAGTCCTAGTAGAAATAATCCAAAAAATTCAATAGAGGTTAATCCAGACGGAACTAGAACGAAATGGGGGCCATATAAAAGAGTAAACGATTCACTTGTAATAGCTAGCGGTGAACGAATTAGTCCAATAAAACGACCAGCACCAAAACCAAAACCAGTTAAAGACACCGTAACAAGTTACACAAATCACGGTCCAATTGGAACATTCGATAGGGGAAACTACGTTGAAAAAGTTAAACCTATTTCACAAAATCCCAATTCTAAAGTAAATAAGGCTAAAGTTAAAGGGACAAAGTCTACAGTAAAAACCAAACCAAAAAAGAAATGAAAAAAGTTATAAAGAAAGCCGCTGCTAAGAAGATTTCTGAGTACGGAGGAATGGAAAAGTATGCTTCTAAACCCGCTATGAAAAAGCACGAGAAAGTCGAAGGCAAAAAGGTTGAGAAGAAAGAAAAAATGATGTCTAAGCCTAGTCCTAAACGAGTTGTAGTTAAAACTAAAGGCATTGTTTCTCGTGAAGTTGACGGTAAACCTATGTTGACTAAAGAAAAAACAAAGACCGTCACTAAAGGTGGTCTAGTTAAGAAAACCGTAGTTAAAGGTAAAGGGATGCCTGGAAGTGTTATTGGTAAATACAGAGAAGTTAAAAGATTTAAATAAAAAGTAATGGCTATCAAGAAACCAATTATCGGAGCAAAGAAAAAAGCCGCTAAGGCTAGAATGGCCGATGTAAAAAAAATCCCATCTAGGGGTTTAGCGCCTACTGACAAATCAGTAGCAAGAAAAAATGCTGCTACTCAAGCAAGTAAAATAAAGCCAAAAGGCATATCTGCAAAACCATTTACTGAATTTCCAGATAGTCACTTCGGAGCAGTTCCAACAAGTATGTCTGGCGAAGGAATGGATCAATATACTAGGCATATGCAAGTACATGGTAATCAAATTCAGAAAGGCGTTGATAAAATTAACATGAAAAAAAGAATGTCTCCTATCGAAAGAGATATTAAAAAGCAAGCCATAATGAAAGAGTATCAGTCTGGTTCTGCTAAATCAACCAAGGCTGCTCCAAAAAAGCCAATGACTAAAGCAAAAAGCAAAAGCATGCCCGTTAAGAAATCAACGGCTAAATCAACAAAGTAATGGCTATCAAGAAAGCACAACCAAAGCCAGTAAAGAATACGGGATCAAGTATGTTCGACTATCAAAATATTTATAGCGGAGATCCTAAGAAACACCCAGGGGTTGCAAAAGCAAAGGCGGATAAAGTAAAAGCAGCCGCTGCAATTGCGGTTTACAAAAAGAAATCCGATGCGGCAAAAGTGAAAGCGATTACCGTAGCAAAAGTTAAGAAGAAAAAGTAATGCCACTCGGGAAAAATGTTTCACAAAACGTCAGAGAACTGATGAAAAAGAACAAGGCTTATGCAAAACCTGGAGGTAAAAATCCAAGGAGCAAAAAACAAGTTCTCGCTATAGCAATAAGTGCTTCTAAAAGACCAAAGAAAAAGTAATGGCAGGCAAGGCGAAACCCTCAAAAGAGTTAGCGAAGTGGAAACCAAAAGCCAAGCGTAGTCGCCCGGGTGTGGTTTCTAAAAAGAAAAACAGCAAACTCAAGTCAAGTAAAAACTATCGTAAAGCATATAAAGGACAAGGATGAAAGACGCTTGCTACACCAAAGTCAAAGCAAGATATGCTGTATTCCCTTCTGCAAGGGCATCTCAAGCGATTGCCAAGTGTAGAAAATCATCTGGTACCGTACGAAAAACAAAGGCTGGTTCAGATTTAAAAAGATGGGGAGCAGAAAAATGGGTAGATACCAAGAGCGGAAAAGCCTGCGGAGCAGGTGGATCTAATGAGTATTGCCGCCCCTCTAAAAGAGTATCAGCAAAAACACCGGTTACAAAGTCTGAACTAAGTCCAGCGAAACTTGCAGCAAAGAAAACTGAAAAGTCAAGGGTTGGAATGGGAAAAAGAGTTACTAATGTAAAGAAAAAATGACGCAAGGGTTTTTATTTGGAGTGATTTTCTGTATAGTTCTATGGCTATTGGGCTATGCCGTTGCCAGTTATAAGCACAAATCATGAAGTTTCTTACACCAATTTTACTGGCGATCTTAATTGGTTTGCTGGGGTATCAGATGTTCTTTCAGAAGGAGCCAGATACTAAAAGTGAAATCCTACATTATTTGGATTCAATTGAAAAGCACAACGAAGTCGTATTCAGCAAAATAGATTCATTAGACCGGCTGAAGCACGAGGAATACAAAGTCTACGAACAACTCAATTTAAAATATGACACAATTCAAATTGCTATTGACACTATGCCTGACATTGATGGCACAAAATATCTACTCACAATCAGTAGACAGCTTACCCTTAAAGGAGTTGAATAATGAATTTCTCAAAGGAATAAAGGCTCGAGAGAGAGTGGTAAGTCTGAAGACCATCATTCTATTAGACAGTCAGCAATTGAGTTTGTACAAGGACACAATCGTTCCAAATTACAAAAAGGCACTGGACACCTGCAAGTACGAGATCGTTCGTTTAAACGGGGTCATTGATCGCAAGGATCAGGCAATGAAGTTTTACAAGTACGGGTTTATTGGAACCACAGTACTTTTTATTTTAAAGTTAATTATTTGAGATGAGTTTTGAAGAAAAGGTAAATCCCGCTTATTACAAGAACGGGAAGGTAGAGTGCATTGATGCGATCGAGGCGGCTACAATTAACAAAACAGGCTTAGAAGCCTATTGCACAGGCAATATTATTAAGTATCTTTGGAGATGCGAGGAAAAGAATGGTTTAGAAGACATTGCTAAAGCCAAGTGGTATTTGGATAAACTATACGATCAGATGAATAAAAATGAATAACTTAGAATCACTATTTAAAAAACTAGAGGAGTTAGTTGCGTGGCATGATTACTACAACCAACAGCAAAATCCTATTGAAGCAAACAAAGTTCAAAAACAAATTGAACAGTTAAAGAAAACAATTACTGAAATAAAAAATGGACAAACTAAAAGCGTTTCTCAAAAAGGTCAACATAACTGAGGACGAAGCAATTGAACGCATTCAAGTTCAGATGTTTGACCCAGCCAAAGATTTCTATGGAACTTTGGTATCCGCATCCCGTCAGTTGATGGATGCAGTCAAAAGCAAAGAGATTGATTTAGATGACCCTTATTACAAGGCTTTATTCCAGTTGTTACAGGCAGGCGATAAAATCAATAAGAGTCTGAAACTCGCCCAACTAGAGGCATATCCTTCCGAGGAAGTAGTCGATAGCGAAGTATCGTTTATCGATCGCATGGCAGGTAAGAAAAAATAATGGAAATCCTAACTAAACAGAAGAGTTCGAAGTTCGTCTACGAGGATTGGGCGGCTAAACACCTCATTAACCCCAACGCCACTCGTAAGGAAAAGGATATCTGGTGGAACACTGAGATGGAATTCTGGCGCACCGGCCGATTTGGATTGACGGGTGCTCAGTACTTCTTTCTAAGTCAGGCTACAATCAAGGAAGCCACGGGTCTCAGAATCAAACCTATCTGGCGTGACTTGGACGATTTGATCTACCAATCTTACGACGAAGCCCGAAATACATATTGGGATTTGATGGTTACCAAACGACGTGAGGCAGGTTTGTCTCTGACCTTTGGTGGCGTGATTCCTGTTTGGATATCATTGACGAATCCCGGATCTACTTCTCTGCTCACCTCCGCGGATAAAACGCGACTCGAGGAAATGTTTAAAGACAAGACTCGTGTAATCTATGATGGCTTGGACGATTACATCCGGCCTTCGGTTATTAGTACACGTCAGAGCGGTTACCTACATATGGGTCAGTTGGATCAAAAGACAGGAGCAATCTCTGGACTTGACTCAAAGATTATTACCCGTGACACGGTGGACAGCCCTCAGTCATTGGAAGCGTTTCGTGCGATGCATATCTTTTTGGATGAGTTCTTTCTTCATCCTAAGGCAGATGTAGTGTATCGTTCGGCACAGGCGTCAACAAAGAAAGGTTTCATGAAGGTGGCTCCTATTGTTATGGGAGGAAGTGCCGGGGAATCTTCGGTGATAGGTCAGAAGAAGGGGGCAGAACTTTGGAGGAATGCGGAAACGATCAAGATGCTTACAGTTTTCTTGCCGGGATGGATGGGTATTACGGCGGCGCCAGAACTTGATGCAAGAGGTAAGGAAACAGGAAAGATAATTAACTTCTGTCCTAATGGATGGAGTGATGAAAAGATTGCTACTGAGTGGATTCTGAGAACCCGCGACAACTTAAATAAACTTGAGGATAAGAGTTTCTTGGATTCTTTTATCAAACAGTATCCATTGGATATCCAGGAAGTATTTAGTGCCAATGCAAAGGGTGCTTTACCTGCTGATGTGATGGCTAAATTAAACGAGCAAGAAAGGATTATTCTCGGAAGCCCCCCGCCAATAGAAAAGTGTAACCTGTCGCGCGATGTAAATGAAAAGTTGCAGGTGAGCCCAGTACAAAACGGCAAGATTCTGATTCTGGAACGCTTCAACCCGCTTCACAAATACATTTGTGGCATGGATCCTATTCCATTTGTCTCGTCGAAGTTGAATGATGGATCTGACAATTGTATCGTGGTGAAGAATTTAGACACCAACCGCTACGTTGCTATTTACAAAGAGCGCGCTCTGGACCCAGATATCATCATGCACAACAACATCTTGCTTCAAGATTATTATGGCAAGGCAAAGGTGATGATTGAAGTAAACCGAGGAGGTGTAATCCTCGACCACTATAAACAGCGTAACAGACTCGATCTCTTAGCACAACGACCATCGCTACTCGGAAAGGTTTTCGTTAGCGGAGAACGCTCCTTTGGATGGTATAAGAACGATCATACAGGAGAGAG